TAGTAGTATCGGTAACTTTTAATGGAACTATACGAATTTCTTCTCTCGATGGAGAAATTTCTTGTATCCAAACTCTTTCTAATTCATTTTCAGAACCAACGCTATTTCTAACAAAATTAATATTTACTTTAAAAATACCATTTGAAAATCCTAAAGTATTTAATAATTTTTCAATATCAATTGCTAATTCTTTATTACCACCTCTATTTGTTATTTGATACAAATAATTCTTAATATCAGATGTTTTTATATAAGCAACTTTATTGCCGGATGTTTGTGGTAATAAATTATTATTAACATCGTACACCGATACTTCCATAACATCATATTTACAATCTCCAAAATCAGTATCTTCTATTTGATTTTGATTTACAATAAATAAATCTTCAGCTTGAAGAAATTTTCCTTCATTTTGAGAATTATTATTAATTTGTTCTATATTTGTATATTTTTTAATGCTCATAATCTATTAGAATGATTTTGGATGATTTTTTGTAAATCTAGTAGGATATGTTTTTGAATCTTTACTTCCATCATTTCTTGTAACACTTATTGTTATAGTTGAATCATAACTTTGACTATGTCCCCACCCACTTATCCAACCGTGATATGCGGATTCAACACCATCTCCACCATTTTGATTTATACTTAATTTAATAGTTTCATCCGCACCAGCTGCTAATTGGAATGTTGATTTTGGTAACCCTAACCATTGATTTCTAGTAGCAGATGGTTTTGGTGCCACTATTTCAATATTAACAGGTTGAGTATCATTATTTACAAATCGCATTTCACCACCAGCTATAAATTTAGTATCACCATTCTTTGGATTAAGTTTTCCATGTAGTTTAACTGAATTATCTTCTTTACTACCTCCAAATGTTAATACTACAACTTTATTTATCACATCACCGCCACTAGCAGCTGCTGTATTAACAGTAGATTGCTGAATAGCTTGTTGTTGTTGAACTGCTCCTAATTGCGATTGTAAACCTTTTATGATTGCATTTAACGAATCGATTTGTTTTATCAAAGCATTTATTTGTGCTTTAAATCCTGCGTTTTGAGATTGTAAAGCTGCTCTTAATATGCTTTCATCAACCGATTTTTGTAATGATGTTGCTATTTGACCCGTTATATCAGTAACTGTTCCACCCAATGTATCCAACTGATTCACAACAACATCATTCGTTTGTTCTATATTCAATCTTTGATTTATTTCAGATTGTAATTGAGTTGTTAAATCGTTTATGGTATTAGTTAAAGTATCAACTTGAGTTGTTAAATCAGTTACTTGCTTTCTTAAATCAGCGTTTGTAGCTACTTCTTCATCATAAATGGGTTTTGGAACTAAATTACGATTTATAGCTGGTATATCTGGTTTTAATTCCTTAACTTCCGTATCAACTGCTTTTATTAATTCCGATTCATCATATTTTGGTTTATTCAATGTTTTAAACACCAAAGAAGATGCTACATTTGAATCTTTCACCAAAGTTACACCATATTCGTTTTTGGCAATAGATTCGGAACCCGATATCATTAATATCGATTCTAATTTAGCTTTTCTTTCCTCTTCTAATTTTAAAGATATGGCTTCTAAATTCGTCATTATTAAACTATTTCAAATGTTGATTTATCATCAATTATATACTCTATACCACTTTGAACAACTTTTGTTTTTAGTTTGTATGTTCTATTTTCAGGAAGTGAATTTAAGTTTAAAATAAAATAACTTCCACTCGTATCGCAACTAACTTTACTATAATCTCCAAATGGTATTAAAACTTCATTTGTTACATAATCCTCTAATTGATAATAAGATGATGTAGGTAAATAGTTAGAACTTTCATATTCAAATGTAGTTGAAACTACTTTCATTGGATATAATTCTCTACCTTTTACTCTTATTTTTATTTTACTATTTTTAGAATATTTAGTTTTTAAATTAGAATATACCACTTTGAAATTCTCTTCAGGTATCTGCGTTAAAGAGCCAGTATTAAATGTATAATCATCATATACGATTTCTAACTTTGGTTCATAGATTGTATTCGTTTCTTTTGAAAAGAATTTAAGTAAACCATAATCCAGTGTATTTTCTTCGTTTTCCAAACTATGATGAACCATTAATCCATTATTTGGTAAAGAGCCACTTAACCATAAATTTACAATTTCGGTAACATCCATTCTTACATCATCTGGTTCATAATTAAATGATTGTGATGTAGAACCACTTAAATACCAAGTACCACCTTCCGCATTGGCAGAACCGGTAGTTCCGGCAACATAAACAGCTGTTCCTGCGGTTACATTATCTTGCCAAGTATCAACACCATTTCTATATTTCCAACTAACACCATCGGTTGTAATGTTGTCAAATTTAGTACCAGTTCCCATTGTCCAACTTTGAGATACTGCATTTGCATAAATCGTATATTCTAAAGGAATTTCTTCAGAATTTGCCGATTTAAGATTTAAATATGCTTTCCAATTACTTCCCGTTTCAATATTTGATAGGTTAAATTTAATTAAAGTTCTAGCTATATCTTTAGTAGAACCATAATAAAGTTTACCTACTTCTAATATCTCATCTCTACCTGCGTTTTGTTCAGGTTGTTGAAGATATATACTCGCGTCATATGATGATGTATAAAATATATGCATTATAATGCCCTCCCTTTAATGTCTTTATTTGGATATTTAACTTCGAATATTGATGGGTCTAAAGATGGATATACTATCTTACCTTTAGTTGCTGTTTCTATATTATATCTATTTGATGAATAGTTGCCATCTCCTGCACATAAGTTATGTACTTTTACATATGGAACACTCATTACTCCTTCTACATTTGCCAGTATTAATTCTATTTCTGAAATGTTTATCGGTTTATTGAATGCCCAATTATCTATATCGAAATATGATTGCATTTCACTTAAACATGCCGATAATACTTCTGATTTATTATAATTTTGATAACATATTACTTCGAAATCGATTCCAATATTAATAACAAATCCATTAATTATATTAACGGCATCGGTAATCATTCTATATTCACCTAAATATGTTTTTAAGTTCTGCTTAACCGCTTGGTTTAGATTGGTTAATTTTTTATTAGAATCATATCCCAAAACATACATATTAATCGCAAACGGATTGTTTACTTCTGCAATTGCTGTTTTCTTTTGTGTAAGATACTTAACTAATTCTTTTTGAATATCCGACTTTGAACTTCCCTTTAAACCATCTACTAAATTAGTAAATTCTGCAATATTTTGTGGATTTGCTAAAATAGATGCCGGAGAATTATTATCGATTTCTCCATCGGGACTAACATATACTTTTGCAACGCTGCCATATCTTTCTGGCATTGATAAAGCTCTTACAACATAATCTTGTTTAGTTACTGCTCTATTTTGAGAACCAAACATTGCTAAAGCATTTTGTCTAATCTCTTCGATTGATTCGGCTCCTCTTCCACCAACTGCTGCTTCTAAATTTTCAACTGCAATTGTTTGTTTTGTTGCATTATAAACATTTAAATCAGATGTAGATAGTGATAACAAATCTTCTTCAAATTCTATATTTCTTATATTTGTTAAATCACCTTGATTTACATTTGATTCTACACCACCACCAATTAAATAGTCAATACTCAAAGTTTCCCCATTAGGAGACACTCCAAATGTATTTGTTTTTAAAAAGTTAGATGGGTCAATTCCATTATTCAACCTTTGTATAGAATTAGCTAATCCCAATCCAACATTTTTAGTATTTGGTAATATTATTTCATCTGCTAAAGAATTATTACCACTACCAAATTGCAAATCAATCGTATTATCCGAATTTACTTTTATACTAAATCTATTTGGTACTTTTTGTACTTCTAAAATATATGGAACAGAGCCAGAATATTGTGATAATTCACTATTTGAACTGATATTAGCTTGTTCAACGAATATACTCTCTTGCGCTAAATAAGGTACTTCATACCATTTAACTGCCCCACCATCGGATGTTACCGATGCTATTGATATTACATTTGTATCATCCAATGTAGTTGTTAAGTATTCTTGGTATTCATTTGGAAATGATACAGTTTTATTTACTTTTTTCGCAGAAATAGCTTTAACTTTTTTACTAACTAAATATCTTGTAGGTACTCCAGTAGTACCATCTCTTTCATATACTTCTATTTCTCTATCAGTTTCATTTGCAAAATCAACTGAATCTGTTGTTATAAATGTGATATCACTATTTGTTGTAGATTCTACAACCAACCCATCTTTTATTTTTAAATAAAATTTTGTATCTATTTCACCAACAGTTAAATCCTTAGCAGGAACTAATTGATAAATTGTTAATGTAGTTACTGCCGGCGAAGTCGTTTTTGGTTTGTAACCCATTGATTGTGCCAATGCTAAAACATTTTTACGTTCGGTAGCATGTGCTAACATTGATTCTTTTAATTGGGTATCTTGATAAAATGATAATACATCTCCTAAAGCAGCTGCTTGTTCTACAAACACCATACCAGGCGACGCTTCATTAAAATCCGAATAGGAATTTGGAAAATATGTTTTTGTAAAATCAATAAGATTTTGCTTAAAAGATTCAAAATCTTTACCAACATAATTTATATTCCTATTACTACCAAAACTCTTTTTTACAGGTTTAATTGCCATGTTATCTACTTATATTTATTTGTATCGATTCTAATAAATTTGGATTCGATGCTAATGAAAATTTAACATCTAAGCTAATTTTATTTGCATCGATATCATTTTCATCGTAATCGAATATTATTGTATCTATATTTAAATATGGTAACCAATATGATACTGCGCTTATTATAGAGTTTTCTACAACTAATTCGATATCACTTCCCATTGGTTCAAATAACACTTTCCAAATATCACATCCAAAATCGGGTTGCATTAATCGTTCCCCTTTTCTAGTCAATATTAAATTTCTTAAATTATCTTTCGCTTGCTCTAATGTTGTATAGTTTACAGCAAATATACCATTATTTTGAGAACGTTCGTTTATACCGATTCCCAAAACTTTATAGTTATTTTCAACTAAATCATCAACTTTAACTTTACCAAGCTCTATTGCCATTATTTAAATCTTTTTACTAATTCTCTATAATCTCTTGTTAATGCTTTTATAGTAGCATCTTGTAACTCATCTCCAGTTGATTGGAATGTTTGAACATTTGATGGTACATCTACATCTCTAAAATCCATAGTTTCCCATTCGCTTTCATCAACTCTCAATTCAGGTTTAATCATATCTAATACACTACCAACCGCACTTGCTCCTTCTTTTCTTTGTTCCGCTGTGAATGGTTGGGTCATATTTAATACCTCATTCAACATTGGATTAGAAGTATATTCTTTCATTTGTTGAGGTCTTTGTTGAGTAGGAATTACTGTTTGCTTTTTTATAGGAGCAGTAGTATTTACTTCTGTCATCTCTCTCAACGATGGAGTAGATGGTTTTCTTTGTGAGTTTAATGTAACCGCACCGGATTTGATTAACTTAGCCAATTCTTCTTTGACTTGTTGTTTAACTTCACTCTTAACAACTTCTTTAATTAATCCGACTAATAATTTTGAATCCATAGTAATTATTGTTTTTATATAAATATTGAAAGTTTGAATTTACCCCATTATCGTATATCCACTCCATTGTAATATAGCAGGTGCTGGTGGAGCTGGTGGTGGATATTGTGCCATAACCATCATAGTTCCACCAACTCCCATCAAATGTTGTTGTGCAGCATTTATAAATGGACCAATTAAAATATTGGTTGGATAACTAAATACTAAAGTTGGCATTACAAAATTAATGTATGGTATTTCTGGTATTAATCCCTTAATCGTATCATAAGCCATTGCCTTTATTTCTTCTTCGGTAGGTAACATATCTTCTACCATTTTTTTTAGTTCCTCTTTTGTAGGAATTTTAGGAATACTAATTCCAGGCAAAGTTATTTCTGGCACCAAACCTTTAGCTGTATCTTTTACAAATTTTTTAATTTGTTCAGGAGTTGGTTTTGGATTTGGTATAGAATTTGCCAATTCAACTGCCGTTTGTACTACTGATATTATTGGTTGAAGTATTTGCTCTTCTATTGGTGCGATTAAATTTTCTTTAATTTGAGCAATAGCTTCTTCCATTAATTTATCTTTTGCTTCATCCATTATTTTCTGTCTATCGGGCAATTCGGGAAATGGAATCTTAATTGCTTTCTTTATTTGAGAACCTATTGATGGTTTTTTCTTTTTAGCTTCCTTTAATTTTCTTATTATTTCAATTGCAGCTTTTATAATAGGATTATCTTTTATTGATTTATCAACTGGCTCTTTGTTTAATACCTTTTGTGCAGTTTCATAAACAGGTATAGTAATTTCTACTAAAGGTGGAACTGCTGGTATAGTAATTGTTTGTTTTTTTAACTCATCTTCCAACGCTTTTAATGCTTCCACTTCAGCTTTATGTATAGCAGCGGATGCTGCTAGTGATATCGGGTTTGGACCAATATTCATAATTGCCCCAGGCGCCGGTGGAGTAGATTGCCATCCTAATGGCCTAAATAATGGATTTGGTAATGGAGACATTTCAGCACCCATCCAATATGCTTCAAACGCAGCGGGACATATTTCTTCTAATAGATTATAATTACTACCTTTTAATGCTATTCCTTTTTTAAGTGCTTGAGCTATTACATCAGCCATACCATTGACATTACCATTTATGACATTTACGCCATACATCATATCACCACCTCTTTTTATACAAGCGTCATATTCATTAGCATAAAAACGAGCAAACCCTTCAACATCTCTTGCATATTGAAAGGTCATCATTGCTTTTAATACATTTAAACTGAATATTGACCACATTTAGGATTTACTTAAATAATTTTTAGCTGATAGTAATGTATTCAATTTACCTTTAATTGCTTTGAAAGCTGGTATATTTACTGGTCCGTTTGATGTAGGTCCACATGGTGTAGCGTATACCTGTTTTGTAATTTCATCTATTAATTCACCCATTATTTTAACTAACTCACCACCCAATACCATTTTTTGAACATCGGCTCCAGCACCACCTTCTCCTTTATTTTTTCCTAAAAATATTTTACCATTTTCCGAATTGAAAAATATTTGATTTGCTCCGGATGAATGAATCGTTACATTCTTATCAGTATGTAGGTAAATATCTTTTGCAGCATCTACTGAATAATTTCCATCAGTAATTACACCAGTATTTCCTTTACCAAATATAATAAATTCTTTTGCTTTTGCTGATAAAACTATTCTATCGGAGTTTACAAACAATTGGTCGCCATTTAAATCTTTTGAATTTGGATATTCTTTAAATCCCTTTTTCTCTTTTTTGACTTCTTCTTTAAATGGAATTTTTACTTTATTGGATGTGATGTAAATCGATGTACCATCTTTGTTTATATCCTCTTCAACTAACTCACCAATCTTTTTAGAATCTAATTCAGGGTTTTGTTTATTGCGAATGAATATAGATGGAGATGATGTTTTACCATCTTCGGTTAAATGAAACTCACTAAAACGAATTGTGTTACCAACTCTACCCTGTAATATCGTATCTCCTTCTTTTGGTTTTAAGAATTTAATCTTTTCGTTTACCTTATATTGATTTTTATCATCTTTCTTTTTGTTGGCATTTTGACCACCCGTTTGTGCGGTTTCTCTTTGAGATTGAGCGTTACCACCTCCTTTTGCTTTTGTACCATCAACTGCTTCCGAATCTTTAAATGATACATAATCTCTTCTATAAGAAGAATATGGGGTTATTGTATATGGTAACCAAAAAACATTACTATCAATTTCCATTATAATAACGGTCTCTCCTACAATCGGCATTGTGAAATTATTCTTATCAAATGGATAAGCATAATATTCGGTTGTCATTCCTGGATATATGAATTTTATAGCACCATAAAATCTTGCATCTTTGTCGGATATATCAGTATTTCCATTATAAATTGGGACAAAATCTGCATTTTCTCCTTTTTCATAAGGTAATAAATCCGATGTAATTGGATAAACTACATCCACCGTTGCTAAGAATGATTTAATATTTTCCAATTATAATTTAGTTTTAATTTCTTCAATTTCTATTTGAATATCAACCATTTTTTCATCTGCTTTCTTTTCGACTTCGTTTATAGTATCTTCCATATCCTGAAGTAATTGTGCTTTTTCATTTTCACTTAACCAACCATCTTCGCCAATACCTTTAGCTTCTGCAGCTGCTAATCTTTGTGCAATTGTTGCAAGTTTAATTAAATGGTCATCATTCTTAATTGATGCATCTATAAGGTCTTTGATAATAGGAGCAATTACAGTTGCTTCTCCAACATTTTTAATCAATTTACGAAGAGATTCAATCATTTCTGAAATATTCTTCTTTTTATTTTGTTGGTTTTCGTAAATATCTTTAAATAATGATGATAAGTTTTTACCATCAAATAATTGAAATTCTGTTGCCATATTAAATTATGTTCTTTTCTACTATATAATTATAAAGTTCTTCACTTATTAGTTTGTAACCTTCTTTATTGGGATGTTGAGTTGCTCTCGTATCATATGTAGCATCTTGATATTCCCAAATATCCAATTTGTTTGTTTTTATTAAAAAATCTCTAAATGTTATTTTATTAAAATTCCAATAATATTTTTTATCAATAATATTGGTTATATCATCTTTTTTATGTAAATCGATTAACATATTTTCAATACTATCACACATAACATATCGTATTCCGTATGATTCAAATAATTTTTGTAAAAAAATAATATAATTTTGATTTACTATATTATAGTAATTTTGATTAAACATTTCTGCAATAAAAAGATTTTTGAAATCAATCAAAAAATCATTGTATTTATCATTATTACTTCTAAATGAATTTACAAATTTTTCAGGTGTTTGTAATAAATGCTTTACAGACCAACTAACCCATTCTCCTTTGGGTAAAAATGGTACATAATCTCTTAGAGATGAACTCCACATAACAACAACTAAATCATTTTCTCTAATTCTATCATCCTGTACATCGGTAACAATTTGATTAAATATTTTATTATTAGCATTACCACTAATACCATTATTATGATGAGATAATTCCAATTTATCTGCTAAATATTTTGGCCAAGAGTGGTTATTTCTAAATAATCGTTTATCATCTCTATCTGTTAGAGTTTTTTCTACTTCAATATCAGCCCCTTCTCCTTCTGTCCAACTACATCCATATGTGTGTAAAATCATACTTTACTAATTAAATAATTACCTAATACTAAATAATCCATATCTGAATTTTTAAATGTCCAAATTGCTTTTTGTGGTTCATTTGTCATTGTATGTCCTCTTAAATTAAATGATGTATTTAATAATATCGGAGTTCCACTTACTTTTTCAAATGCTTTTAATAATTTGTAATATAATGGATTTTGTTCTTCTCTAACAGTTTGAATTCTTGCCGAATTATCTACATGGGTTACCGAAGGAATTGATTTATACTTTGTAACTTGTACAACTTGGTTCATATATGGAACTTCTCCTTCTGATTGAAAATATTTTTCATAATCTTCAAATGTTACAGATGGGGCAAATGGTCTAAACATTTCTCTCTTTTTGACAACTTTATTTATTCTATCTCTCACATCTGATAAGTGCGGATTAGCTAATATAGAACGATTTCCCAATGCTCTTGCACCAAATTCGGTTCTACCTTGAAACCAACCAACAACTGCTCCATTGTTTATAAGTTTTGCAACTTCTTTACACAATTTTGAAGTATTATTCATCAATTCTATCTTCAATCCTTTATTATTTTTAGATATTATGTTAAATAGATGAATATCATCCCATTCGGGCCCTAAGTATGGTGATTGATTATCTCCCCCTATTACTTTTGGATTATTTAAAACATTATGCCATTGATATAAACATGCACCAATTGCCGAACCGGCATCAGATGGCGCTGGTGGAATCCATAATTCTCTAACTGAAGTATGTTTTTGTATTTTACCATTTGCAGTTCCATTATACGCAGAACCACCACCCAATACTAAATTGTAATTATCGGATTGATGAATACAATGGTTTACTATATAATAAAACGCACCCTCATACCACTTTTGTAATGCGGATGCCAAATCCATATGATGTTGTTCAATTTTGGATTCGGGTGTTCTTGGTTCGAATCCTATTAAATTAGCCAATTTAAGATTGAACATTGTTGTATCGGATTTATCCCAAGTAAAATATTCCATATTAATTTTTAATAATTCGGAAAATTCTAAATAAGATATTTTATCGAATACATGTCTATATTTCATATAATCCCCATAAGGTGCTAATCCCATTACTTTATATTCACCACCATTTGGTTTGAATCCTAAATATGCAGTTATAGCCGAATATACTAATCCTAATGAATGTGGAAATTTAGCCGATTCTATGAATCTAAATTCATTATCTCTACAAGATACGGCATAGATTGTATCCCATTCGCCAACTCCATCGATTGATATAGCAACTGCTTCGTTAAATGGGGATGTATAGTATGAATACGCTATATGAGATAGATGATGCTTTGTATAAGTTATAATACCGTGATATCCTATTGATTTTAATTTGTTTTCAATATCACCTTCGGTTTCGCTCCATCTTTTCTTAAATTCATTCCATAGTTTTGGATGTTTTAACCCATAAAAACTACCTATTGTTTTTTTAACTCTATCGTATTTAACATCCGGCTCCTCATACCAACACACCATATCAACTTCATCGATAGTAATGTGAGCATATTGTAAAATCCACTCAATTGCCTTAAACGGAAAAGAACTATCGTGCTTAATGCCAGATAGTTTCTCTTCTTCTATTGCTGCTATTACTTTACCATCAATAACCAATGCTGCAGCTGAATCGTGGTAAAATCCTGATAATCCTAATTGAATCATAAATTAAATGTTTATATCACCATCATCCATAAATTGATTATATAACTCCATTTGTTTTTCTCTCATTTTAGTAACAACCTTTGTTATATAATGAGTTGGATGACCAGTCATTTCTCTAATAAGTAGGTATAAACTTTTTTTATTAAAACTTTCAATGTAATCTGCTCTTCTAAATAACTCTAATATAGCATCTGCAATTTGCATATCTCTTTTCTTTGGAAAATAGAATTCTAAATTAGCATCCCAATATGCTAACATTCTTTTATTAAAGATTTTATATTCTGAATTGGTTTCTTCTTCAGACCAATTGTTTTCGGTATCCCAACTATCAGGCATTTCAGACATTACATCGGTGTCTTTATACCTTTTATAATTTGCATTATTATTTAAAATAAGATAATTACGAGCAACAATAGTAAAGTAAGAAAATGCTTTTCCTTTACCTTCTTTGTACATATGAATTTTTTCAATCATAAATGCAACAACTTCCGCCATTACATCTTGCGGTTCATCATCGAAATATGAGAATTTCCATTTGTTATAAACAATTTCAGCTAATTTATCAAATGCTGGCGCAATTCTATCTTTGTAGATTTTATCTTTTACTCTCTGCTCTGTTGTATTATTATATTCTACAATGGCATCTTCTGTATCTTTTGTGAAATATTGTTTATTTCTTGGTTTTCTAGGCATTTTTGTTAAATTCTTTGAATGATTCGATTGTTTCTTTTATTTGAACAAATAAAGAACCTACTTCATCATCCTTCTCAAACATTTGCTTTTCATCAATCAATTTCAATGTTTCCAGTAATGCTTCGTTTCTTTGTTGGTCGGCTTCTATGAAATCTTCATATTTTTCTAATTTACCAATTAAATTGAAAATTCCGTAACCGGAAGCCGTTAAACATATTAATAAAAATATTATTATTGCTATTTCCATATTATACTATTTCATATCCTTTTAAAAAATAATCATTGGCTTTTTTGTATTTCACTTCAATCATTTCACCATCAGGCGATTTCATTACAACTTTATCATTTCTACCATAAGTTTTTGGTTTAGTTATGGTAGTAGAATAAACTCTATCTTTAATTGTAAATCCATCTAAATGGTCAATTTCATGCTGAACAATAACAGTCATCATTGTTTCTTTTGAAATTTGTTCATTTGCTTTATCTCCATCCGGATTAATTTCAAATGTCATTTCTCCCATATTATCAGTGTCAACTACAACTTTACAAGCTCTAATAGTTCTAATTGGTTTTTCTACTGTTGATGGAATTGATAAACATCCTTCATAAAAAAGAAATCCTTCTTTAGATTTTTCTTTAATAATGGGGTTTACTAAATATAATTCTTCTTCTCCAAACTTAATCAAACAAGCTCTCTTTTTAATACCCAATTGAGTAGCAGAGATGCCCAACCCCGGATACAATCTCATACCTTCTTCCAATTTAGTTCTCAACTCATCTGCTTCTGCGGTAGTTATTTCCGTTTTTGGTGTTGGTGTTTTTAAATATTCTACGAATTCTTTACTTTCTAATCCTAATGTGTTTTTGTCTACTATTAATTTCATATTTTTGTTTATTTTGTAATAAATGGTAATATAGCTAATTCTTTTGCTTTAGCTTCTACCATTATATCAACATTATATCTATAAGTGTTTGGTAATTCTTTGATGTAATCCGAATGAGCTTGTGGTTTATTACCTTCCTTTGATTCGGAATAGTGTACAACTGGTTTTACACCACTTTTTCGCCAAGTAGATGTTGCAAGTAATAATGCTTGTTGTTCGGATAAACCGCCTGTACAAAATTTGTGGTGATGGTAATCAAATACGATAGGAATACCTATTTTGTGATGAATATACATTAAATCATGTACAGAATACATCGATGCCTTATCATCGTTCTCTATTGTAAGTCTACTCTGAACCGATTTAGAGAGTCTTTTGAAGTTCTCACAAAATCTATCCATTGCTGCTAATTTATCTCCATAAACACCATTACAATGAATATTAATCTTATTGTAAGGAGTTTGAGATAATCCCATCATATCAAATACTTTACCATGTAACTCCAAATCAGCGATAGTTTTTTCTACTACTGATTCATTTGGTGAAACTAATACATTAAATGGACCTGGATGTGATGTGATACGAATGTTATGGAATTTAGAGAAATCACCTGCTTTTTTTAGTTCGGATTTAATTTCTTTGTAATCTTTTAGTTGAGTTAAATCGATGCTATCACCCCAAGGGATTAAAGCAGATGATAAACGAAAGAAATAGATACCATTTTGTCTATTCCATTCTAATATCTTTATAATATCTTTTGCATTAGCTAATGCAAGTTCCGATACATAATCCAAACCTTTTAGGTTTAAGGTTTTTTTAGTCATAGTACGATTGGTAGTAACTTTTTTACCCATCGACATATTAATACAAGCGTAACCTAAATTCATAACAATATTTTTAGAGTTTATAGTTCAAATATAATTAAAAAAAACGAAAATACCAAATATATTATTGATTTTTTTTGTATTTTAACCAATAATTTACCGCATTTTGGTCATTTATCCACAATGATTTATTATTCCAATCGAAACTATCATTTGCGTAATATGGTATAGAATTTCTCAATCCTCTCTGTCTTTCTTCATCACCATTATCTTCCCACTCATCTATCATCCCATCTCCATCAGTATCATACCCATCGATTGTCCCATCTCCATTCAAATCGATTGGGATTCGTACTGATTCATTTATAATATTTTCCACTATATCTTCTTTAGTATCACCATATACCTCATATAAACCTAATTTTTGGTCATTTTCCATCATTTCGGTTAAAATCTCTCTTTGTTTTCTTTTTTTATCCGAAACTAACCCATTGAATGCAATAATTAGAGCTACTGCTAACGGGTCAAACACAATTACAATCAAAAATATGAAGAATTTTACCACATTTTTCATTTCAACACCAAATGCTTCGGCAACAAATCGGAATCCACCAACTTCTTTTTCTAAATCTAAGTTAGCAAGTTTAATTTCGTTGATTTTTTCGGTATTTTTAGCATTTTCCGATTGTAAATCTTCGATTTTTTTGTTAATTTTTGAAGTTTGTCGGTCTTTACTGTCAATACTACGCAGTAAACGATTATTTACCTTACCTTTTTCTAAAATTGTTGATTGAGTTTGAGATAATCCACTCAATTGTTCGTTTAATTGAGTAATTTGAGCCGTATTTTGGTCAATTTTTGTTTGAAAAACGGCAATTTCTCTATCAACTGTTTGTAATTTTAAGGATTGTGCTTGAAAAGCATTGGAAAGATATCCAAAAATACCGGCTGAAGTGATTAACATCAAAACTCCAACTGAAATAGTTAAATACCATTTGTTAAAACCGGCTATTTCATCCCATTTTTGTTTGAGATATGTTGCAGCAACTAATTTAGCTAATTCTAATGAGGAGGCCATTATCATAACCGATATAGATGCTCCCGCAAAAAGAACACCTAAACCTGTTACAGAGAAATAAGCCGCACATCCTGCAATAATTAGTGCGGAAAATCCCACTAAATATTTAAGCCAGTTCATTATCTATTGATTGATACTAATTCAGATACTCTCTCTACGATTTTACGAGCATCTTCAATTGTTGTATTAATTTCCGATGGTGATAATATTTGCGCACCATTAGCTACATTTTGAATGATTCTTAATTTACCATCCAAAGCTTCTAATAAGTTTTGTATTTTTTCGTTGTATATCATACTAATAAATATTTTATAATAAAAAAAGGTGGTAACTTTTGCTACCACCCTATAAATATAACACAAAAAACGGAATTAACCAACTTTTATTGTAACTTTTTTTGGTTTTGACTCTTCTTTTCTTTCCAAAGTAATAGTCAATATACCATTTTTGATTACCGCTTTTGCGTTTCTACCATCGAAGTTTTTACCAATAGTGATTCTTTCTTCAATTTTAGAAACCAAATCATTATATGGAGAATTTTCATCTGGCTTGTTTGAATTGATTTCAATTTTATCTTCATAACAATTGATTTCAATATCATTTGCATCGTGTCCCAATACTGCTAATGCCATTACTGCTTTATCATCGGTTACATCTACTGAAAACTTAGATGGGACATATGATAAACTATTTGATTCTCTAACTAATGGATGATTTGCAATTCTCTCTGCGATTCTTTCAATTTCGGAATAAAACATAATTTTAAAAATTTAAGTTAAATAATATACACAATATATTACAATTTATGTACCAATAAAAAAAGTATGACGATTAGTCATACTTTTATTTAAGTATTATGACACTTTGTCATTATATTGTATTATCTTGCGATTCTATAACAGTACTCATATGGTCTGCCCAATGCATCAAATGAGGTAGATTTGATTTTATTGCTTTTTTAGAATCATATACTTTTAAATATTTAACATTATCTTCATCGTATAATCCATCCGTAAGTTTCATACCAAAGTATTCTTTCTCTGTTACTGAAATACCATAATGTTGTAAAGTAAACATAGTTCTATCAGTATGAGTCATAAAATCCAATTCATCGTTGGAAGCAAAAACTTTACCCTGATTTTTAATGTGCCATTCTGATGGATTAGGTATATAAAATGGTTTTCCTTTAGAACCTAATTTACCTAAATCGTGATGCAATGCACAAAATATTAATTCTTCATCTGTAAAATCAGGCTTACCACCTAACTGAATAAATAAATCTTTAACTTTCAATGCATTTTTGCAAACATTAAAAATATGGTCAATATAACCACCTGTATAACAATTATGATATCCAGCATTACCACTTGCTGGTGATATTGCAAGATTTGGTCCTAACTCTTCTTCTGAATACATGAAAAGGAGTTTTTCTAATCTTTCTCCTTTAAAGTATTTTTTAATAACGGCAATAAATTTGTCGTAACTGTCTCTTAGTTCTTTCTCTGTCTTTTGTTTCATACTTTAAGTTTTATTTTTACTTTTTTTATTTTCTTTTTCAGTGCTGTCTGCTGTCTTGTAGGGTACTATAAAAAGATAACACAAACATACAAAAATTTTTTCAAATTTCCAAACATTTAGACAATTATTTTAAAAAGATTTCTTTTTTAGTCAATATTTGATATAAAATTTCTACCTCTTCTTCAAAAGTTATTTCAGGCATATCGGCATCAAATAACCTAAGAGTATATACGGATTGTCCGTTCTCATCTTCAAATTCATCTGACATAGAACTGAATATAGCGGGTACATTTTCTATATCTTCAATTTCATCTTCTGCCACATCTATTAGTGGTATTATGTAATAGTAGAATTTTCCTTGTTCATCTTCTACTTCTAATCTATGACACTTCCATCTTTCAAATGAAGCATCTGTAATCGGAGTTTGCGGAATTATAATCATAGTAACAAATATATGAAAAAAATGTTACAAAAACAAATTATAAGAGCGATTTATTAACTTTTTTAAATCCGGTTTCCAATAAATCCAAAAATGAATTCTCATTTTCCATTTTATTAATCAACTTAATATGGCACATATT